GGCTGATATCTCTAAATTTGATAGACAATTGTCTATCTTAGGTCAAGTTGAAGATTTGAGAGAACGTGGACTGCGAGAATATGACTACGCGCTTTATATGTCACTAGAGGGCCGCATTAAACGGGCCCGTGATGCGTATGTCAACCACGAGATTCTATTACCAAATGGCGATATTGTTAAATTTGGGTGGGGTCAGGTCTCTGGAGGAAAGAAAACAACTTCTAACAATTGTATAGCCCATAATCTTATGGAGAATTATAAATTGATAGCTGCTTGTCCAGAGGCAACTGATGATGAGATTTCAGACTCAGGGTCGAATGTATACGGTGATGATATACTGGCTTCATATTCCAAACAATTTTCAAAGTGTTTTGATTCGGATTTTATAACAAAAATCTATCGACATTTTGGGTTAGATGTGAAACCAGGTTCAGTTAAAACCGGTCCACGACCTGATGATCTGGAATTTCTGGGTGCTCTCGTAAAACCAATAGTATATAATGATAATGCATATTTTGTACCTTGTTATAAAAGGAAAAGAGTATTATCAGGATTACAGATCAGTATAGAACCATTGTCAAATGATGAGGAATTAATGAAATCATTTGCTTTGTTGGATCTGGGATACTATGATTGTTACGATGAGGTGTGCCACTACATAGAGTATTTATTAGAAACCCTACCAGACTCTCCAGTCAAGGCTTCTTTTCTTCGGAGGGGGATTCCCTCGAGAGATCAGATATTGATGAGCTGGGCGGGGTTGAACTCTTATTAACACTGCGGTTTTTTGGCAGTGTTGGTTCCGGGAAGCGCGCTTAAAAACATCTTCGGATGTAGGGAGTGAACGTAAAATGGGAGATCAACATGTAGTGGAAACGCGAGCGCCGAGAAAGGCTCGACAAATTTTAAACAGCCTGTTGGAGAACAGGATTGTTACGCCAAGTGGCGTGAAATGGCTGGAAGTGGCGACGGATCCGTTTCATGATACGGAGATAAGGCCGGATGGATATCCGGATATGGTGTCAACAAGAAGCATAACACAAACTGTCACTAAAACAATTACTGTAAATGCACCTTCGGGTGTGACTACAAATTGGGACATGCATGTATTCTTTGCACCATTATCGCCAACATTCACTCAATCGGATTCGATTCCTTCGGATCCTACAGTGGATGATAGGTTTTATACCACGGATGTGGTTAGTGTCGGGAAAGTTGGAGAAAAGCTAGTAAAGCTTCCCAAGACAGATCACGACAACCCCTTGAAGAAAAAACTACCATGCAGAAAACCACCAGAACCGTCTACTTCGGAAGAAGATCAAGATGGAGATTCTACGCCTAGTGTCTACCAAGGGTATTATTTGAATACCGTAGACAGATTAGGACATCTGCAATATGCAACTGGGCATACGCCAGTGCAAAGTGGCTGGAATGCGATCGGCATTCTGGGAAATGAAAACTGGACTACCAGTTTTGGGGAAAACCACACAGGTATTCAGCTACCGGCTGAATATACTTCAGGAGCATGGCGCCTCATAGCAACTGGTCTAGAGGTGACAAACACGACAGCGTCTCTTTATAAAGGAGGATCGGTTACTTGTTACAGATCTCCAAGTCCTTCGGGAATTGGGGAGTATTTTGTTCAAAAGGACGATCTTGCTCCAAGAGTGGATGTAGCAGGGAAGACTTGTGTCATGCCACCAGAGACTCAATCGGATGCAGCTTTGTATCCAAATTCTAAAACCTGGGGAGCAGAGGATGGAATTTATCTGATACCCACGATGAATTCAACTGATAATCCTTATTTCTCACCAAAACCAGGAACTGCTGGAATGGTAACACCATCAAGTTATAATGACTTGTTAGTAGGAAATGGATGGATTGGATATTTTCCATTCATTACCGATGGTGTCAATAGTGTTTACCCAAACTCGTCATTGACAACAACTCTCCCTTGGGATATCTCGGGTGCTGTGTTTTCCGGTTTAAATACCAACAGCGCCATGCAGGTAACAGTTCGATATTATATCGAAAGAAATCCAACAATAGCAGATCCAAATCTGTTGGTGCTCGCAAGAACACCATGTCCATATGATCCAATAGTGCAAGAAATTTACACTAGATGTATGGAGGAATTGCCCGTAGGGGTGAAAGTTGGAATGAACCCTTTAGGAGAGTGGTTTACTGAAGTATTACAGGGAATTGGGGAATGGGCACCCAAGATAGGAAAAGCCATTGGAAACATTATTCCAGGCGCAGGTATCATTGGAAACATAGTTGGTACTGCGGCTTCTGGAATCCAAATGGCGAGAGGAACTAAAATTACGGAAAAGGTAGATCGAAGGGGAAGAGAGCAAATAACAGTTGCAAAACCAAGGAAAGCTCCACCGCAAAGACGTAAAGTTCAAGGCCCAACGCGTCGAACCTTAGAACTCGAGCGAAATAGAGTTGCTAGGGCCATGGGAGCTGCTAACCCGAGTAGGGC